GAGATGTATGCCTTTATAGTCAAAACTCTCTTCACTGTCATAGCGATTGCTAATCGTTATAATGACATTGACCTGACGACGTACGAACGTTGGGGGTTACCCGGTTTTCGAACTGTTGAAAATACTGTATCCGGCTCCCTCTTAGAAAGCCCTGCCAGGTATGTTTTATCTGCCGTAGGATACCCTAGCCCGACCAAGTACAATGTCATCATCAAGCACTGTGAACAGAGCTATCTTCTTGCCGAAGATTTCTCTCTTCTTTACAAGTGGAACATGGGTGTTAATGTTCATAACGAACCTTCCTATCTGTGCGCTCGCCTCAAGTTCCGAGGAGCCCTCACAGATCCCATTGCTTCCTTCTCTGTACGCATGCTTGATCATTTGTTAACCCTACCGTTAACCCTCACCAATGGCCTGCCGTCCTTGTTCACCATCTTTGTAGTCTGCTCTTTGATTACATTTTGCGTGGCCATTGGTGTTGTCTTCTATATCTTGCGAGGATCGAATGGTGTGACCGTGGACGCTGCACGTCAACCAATCACCCACAGGTTAGCACGCGATATGCTGCTCGCCTGTCGAGATATGAAGAACCTTCGCGAACATCTTGCGAATGGAACAGTCCCCAAACAATATGCTTCGAATGGCCATAAGACTATGGCTTACATTCGGGCCGTGCTGGAAAGGTCCTCATTAGACGTTTTATCCAGCTTGGCGCCTGGCAGACAGATTAAGGACGTTGGTGGCTCGCTAACCCGTAACACACGGCGCGGCAAGTCCCTACACGTGTGTTCCCCGATCCTCTGTAGTGAGGATCAAACTCGGCACGACTCAGCCCAGTACTCAAACGATGTCTATGACCATGCCGGTCAGGATTGTACCCACCCTACTCTCATGGGTAACATGACTTACGTTGACTTTCACATGTCACGAGACCAGTTGGTACGCACGGCTAGAGCACCCATGTTTGTTATCACTCACGATTTCGCTTCCATCGCTGATGGCAAGCCCCGTGATTGGTTTAACGGTGAGTGCTCTTTGACTGTCAATGAATGGAGCGTGAATATGGTCACCAAGGGTGGTACCTCATATTATCATGGGTACCATCGTTGGGGCCAGGATGGGACCATCGTAACATCTAGCGGAGCCGTGCGCTACGTTAGAGTGTTTGATGAACCCGCCACTAAATCTATGATCCTCCTTCTGACGCCCGTGTCCGGAACATACACACTCAAGGACAACACCCTGGAGTCAACTGTGGTCGCTGAGACCATAGCACTGACTACTGGAGGTGAGTGCACCCGCCTTCGCGATAACTATGTCGTGACCAGCGGCCCATGCACTTACTCAATCCCTGCCTCCACTCTACATCGCGTTGCCTTCCAAATGGCGGGTAAAGTTCGTGACGAAAAGTGGAAAGAAAATCTTTGTAGTATGCTACGAGGACGATATCAAGCTGACAAGCTGTCTATGGACTCCCTCTCTGAGGGGGCTGACGTGGCCATTGCTTTAGCCGATAGATTTGCCGTCTCAACACGGTCATCCTATCTCAAGGACCCTCAAACTATGTCCTGGCTTTCCAAGTGGTTACTGATACGCGGACTCCCAGTATTGCAGAGTTCTGGAATCCCATTCATGGGCTTCATTGTGAACCATCTTTTCAACAAACTAAGATCAGCCAAACTACCATGGTTGTGGCAGACTGTTGAAATCCAAAACTACGAAATTGATTACCCTAGCCTGTACACCGCTCTGCAAGATACTGAGAAATCACCTGTCTTGCCCTTTCGTTCGGCGGGGGAGGATGCTCTTCCCCCCGATACTCGACAACAACACAGCGATACCGGCAAGGACGAGACAGAATCAATCAGCAGGGATAGAAAAGAGACTGATGGCAGTAGTACCGCTAGTACACCCAGCACTACTGCCAGCCCCCCTAACAAGGGAGCAAGTGCGAAGAAGTACGTTGCCCCGTCACTTCGTGGCGGTAAGCGGCCACCCCCATCTAGACGTTCCCCCAGAGTACCTCAAGCCCCTAAGTCAGATGACTGTGGAGTGGCGAAAGGAATTCGTAAGGATAAGAACTGGTCTAAGGGCCCAAAACTCGCCTCTGACAAAGGCACCGCACAACGAAACGTTAGACCTAAACCAAAACAGCACGGAGATAATAAAACTGATACCAAACCAGTTCTCCGCTCAGCCGAGTGGTACAGGGAAAACGTCAAAGGTAACTGGCGAGCAGCCATGCGTGATGACGCCGCAGCAGCCAACCAGGGACCCAACAACACAGTGCTTAAAACTGGATCAGGCAGTGGACCGATTTCTCCAACTGCCGGAAAACCAGTGGCTAAGACAAACGACCCCCGTTCCCTTCGAGGAGTGGGTAGCTCGGTTCAAGGCCAGTCGTCAAGTGGAACTAGCCCACGCCCGCGCCCAAGTAGCGGAAGAAGGAATCGCACCAAAAGACGCGAAACTAAAAAGCTTCATCAAGATCGAGCCGTCGACGACGGCGACCGACCCGCGGAACATAAGTCCGCGGAGTGAACGATTCCTTTCAATCCTAGGACCCTACGTAGCGTCCATTGAGAAACTAGCGAAAGAATGCCCATACCTAGTCAAGGGCCTCACCCCACAAGTGCGTGGACCGTTGATGGCCGAACACTGGAGGGGCGCGATTGTTGAGACTGACTTTAGTCGTTTTGATATGACCGTCTCCCGTGACATGATTATTCATGTGGAACGTGCACTCTTTCGCAAAGCTTACCCTGAAGGCCTATACCCAGACCTCGACCTAATACTCCCCATGCTGGAAAAATTGACCGGCCTCACTGACCTTGGAGTATCGTATACTGTCGATGGCACGCGTGCCTCAGGGGATGCCCACACCTCCATCGCGAATGGTTTTCTCAATAGATTCATCATATGGTATTGCCTGCGCAACCACGATTCCCGTTCATGGTCTTCGTTTCACGAAGGCGATGACGGCTTCATCAACTGTGAAACTGATGCAGTTGAAGAGATCGTTAACAACCTAAACTGCGCCTCAATTCTAGGATTTAAACTCAAAGTTGAGATACCTGCCACCCCAGAGTTAGCTAACTTCTGCGGCAGGTCAATTTGTTCTGATTGTCACAGAGAGTTTTGTGACCTTCCAAGAGCGTTCTCTAAGCTTCATGTCACTGTCAAACAGGGTGACTTGAAGGCCCTGGCCCTTGCCAAGGCCTATTCATACCTCTCCACCGATCCTCACACCCCGATGATCTCCGTGTTGTGCGGTGCCCTCATAGCGCACCTTGAACCGATTGTTTCCTATCGGAAACTCGGTAACATCATCAAGCACACGCGTCGATACGAAGTGGATAAAATACTCAAAGGGAAGAAGGACGTTGATCGTAACCTTCAGATTTCCCCGTGCTGCCGCGCTGCGGTGGCACTGCAGACCGGCTGGTCCCCCCAGCTCCAGGTTGCCTTTGAAGATGAGGTTAGAGAATGGAAGAGCGGTGTTACATGGATATCCCCCATAGCAGTTGATGACTATCAGGTCGACTCCGAAAAGGCGATATTCTACTAAGCACTTTCTCCCGATTTGGTCTCCGG